AACCAAAGCACGAATAGCTGAAATAGAAACGCCACCAGAAAATAGGTCTCCTATTTTATCCAGTGGCACGTTCATTATTTCTGTAAAATTTGCCCAGAAATTCATACTAAAATGAAGTGTACGCTCTCGCCCACCCAGTTTAGTGGTGTAATAACCTCTCCTTTTGTTTGCCATTATGTAGTTACTTTATGTTAAGCGTTGACCGACTTAGTGATCGCTCCTGTCAATGTTATTGAACCGCTGTAGCTTACTGGTGACTCCATTTCAGCGCTCATTTCTACAGAGCTAAGGAATCCCTCAGCAGTGTAAACAGCGTCGCCAGTTACAGTCGTTCCAAATACGCAAGTTAATTGAGTTCTAGCTAGTAAATAGTCAGCGAGTTGAATAGCATTAGCAGTATCATCATAAGCTACTAAACCATCAAAAGAAAGCTCTCCAGACATTACTCCAGCGATAACCTCCTGGAATCCGTTACTATCTTTCGTAGTCGCTTCTGGTAAGTCATTGTTTAGAGATAATGAGCAGCTAGTAGTGTGTCCTAGTGCTGTGTCCTCAATCTTTAATATTAGGTTAGTTCCGTTAAATACTCCTGTTGTAGCCATTAGTTTTAAATTTTATACAAATATAGTTATTTTATTATTTATGTTTTTAGGTAGAAAATTGAATTGTACCATTTTCTCCAGCTGTAAATACTGTTACTTTATCTGATCCCTCTATATAGGTGTTAAAGGTTAATACAGTTGGCGATGTTGTTTCAGAAATTGTGTAACCACTAGGATAGCGTAATATTACGACTCCAGAGCCACCAGCACCACCACTTCCATCTACTGTAGCAGCTATACCAGCTCCGGCTCCACCACCAGTATTAGGGTCACCATCATCGCCATTTGATCCAGACGTGATGCCTTTTCCATCGCCACCTCCACCAGTACCTCCACTACCACCAGGATAACTACCTCCAGCAGCAGAATCAGAACCTCCTCCTCCGCCGCCGCCAGCAAAGTAAACATCTGATCCAGATACTTCACCTACTGATTCAGTTGTAGCATTTGTTGCGTTTAAAATATTAACAATTAAACCAGTGCCGCCATTACCAGCAGATGATGCTGGAGCAGTTTGCCCAACTTCGGAAGCTCCACCACCCCCACCACCTTTCCAAATTGCACTTGAATCTCCACCTGCATATCCTTGTATAACAGGTGTTGTAACAGCAGATCCTCCGCTATACAAATTAGGTCCAGAAACACCAGCGCCGCCACCAGATCCACCAGATCCTCCGTCAGATCTCCGACCAGCTACGCCTCCTCCAGTAGATGTTATAGTTGAAAATACAGAATTTAAACCAGATGTTTGAGCATAAGGACCCGAAATACCCGCATTACCTCCAGCCCCTACAGTTACAGTATAATTTGTGCTAGCATTTAAAGATAAAGATGATTCTGTGTGTCCATTTAAAGATGATGAGTTTGTATAACTTGTTCTCAAACCGCCGGCTCCTCCGCCTCCGCCGCCAGATCCACCAGCACCACCGCCACCAGCGACTACTAAATAATCAACTGTTAAAGCTGGTGCAGCAGCAGCTATACCTCCAGCCTCAGTAGTAACTAACCAGCCTTTAGTAGCGCCAGAATATAATAGCCTAGCGGTTTGGTTATCATTATCTAAAACTAAATCATCAGTAGCGCCTCTAAGGTTTAGCGTTCCAGGATCTAGTGTAATATTATTTGTACCAGCATTTGAGGCGTAATCTACTATGATAATCTCATCCCCAGCACTAGGCGAGGTTGGTAGAGTTACTGTGATAGCAGCAGAGCTAGTATCCACCAAATACCCCTCTCCACTTACAGCTGTAAATGCAGAAGTTTTAGCAGTAAGTTGCCAGTTAATTAACCCTCCAGAATCTAAGTAGTCAAATGTTGCCTTTGTAAACGCCATTATTTATTTTTTTATGTTATTAATCAGCTACCAAATCCCAGCTAGTAGTATCCTCATTCCAGGTGTATCTCTCCCCATTATCTGGATACTCTACAGGAGCCTCCCATAAACAGCTAGTTTCATTTAAAACCCAGCTATCGAACCCTTGTGGTTTTGGCGGAATAAAAGCATCTCGGCTATGATCATAGGTGTAACCTACTCCAGCATAGTTTTTTCTAAATGCTTTTGATTGATCCGCACTAGGCTGATTTGTTACAGGATCATAATGCACTCCGCCCCTGGTATTATAAGAGGTGCGCTTGCATAATTGTCCAAACATATGCTGATAAACTAACTCGATATTAGCATCGGTTTCATCCTCATTTTTGCCTGTGCAAACTTTAGTAACTATGTTTTGATAGTTTAGTAATGCGTAATGTGCCATTTTATTTATTATTAATTTTTACCATATTAACTGAATTGTATAGTTCCGTTTGCTCCAGCGGTGAACGTTGTTATTTTAGTTCCAGATACTGTGGTATCATCTGTACTGAATGTTAATACATTACCGCCAGAGGTTGTTTCAGAGATTGTATAATAATCTGGATAGCGTAATATTACTATTCCAGAGCCGCCAGATCCACCTATTCCTCCAGGATCAGAGCCGCCACCGCCACCACCGCCGCCGCCGCTATTGTTAGCACCATTTCCTCCAATTTTTGATCCTCCAGAATCACCAGATGATGCTGCATTTATGCTTGATGAATCCCCTGTACCGCCAGTTGATGCAGTTGAAGCGCCTCCGCCACCACCGCCAAGACCGCCAGCACCACCATCAACTGCATTAAAAGCTCCAGCTCCACCACCACCAGAAAAATAATAAGATGTTCCAGTTATGCTTGTTTGAATACCATCACCTCCATTTCCTAAAGAAGCAGTGCTACTACTAGCATCAGATCTAGTTGCTCCAGCAGATGCAGCTCCACCTCCACCAGCTCCACTTGTATTACTAGCTGATCTTGCTCCTACATTACCTCCAGCATAACCTTGATCAACTGTTCCAGAGCCTCCATAAGCGGTTGGGGTAGAGGAAGTAGCTGTTCCAGAAGCGCCTCCTCCAGATCCACCATCTAATCCATCAGCTGTTCCAGGCGAAACAACGGATCCACCGCCACCTCCTCCGTCAGAAGTTATTGCGCTAAAAACAGAATCAGAGCCGATTCCTCCATTATTATTTACAGCTCCAGCAGCACCTCCAGGTCCAACTGATACAGTATAATTTGTGGAAGTTAATAAACTTAAAGATGATTCAGCAGATGCTCCACCACCAGAAGTAGAACCATAAGAGGTGCGTAAACCACCAGCACCTCCACCTCCACCAACGTGACTCCCTCCAGCTCCTCCACCAGCTACTACTAAATAATCAACTGTTAATGGAATTGTATTTAAAGCTGATGCAGTTTCATTAGTGGCATTATAAGCTATCCAGCCTTGAGTAGCATCTACATAAACCATAGATACTCCACCTCTTTCGTAATCTATTAATACATCATCAGATGCGCCATTAATATTATCAGAGGATGTAATTGTAATTTTATTAGTGTCAGCAGTACCAGCGTAATCGACTATAGAAACCTCATCACCAGCACTAGGTGAGCTAGGTAAAGTAACTGTAATTGCGGCACTTGTAGTGTTTACAAAATATCCCTCTCCAGCTATGGCTGTAAAGGCGCTTGTTTTAACAGTAGTATCCCAACTAATTCCACCGCCACCGCCAGCTGTAATTTTAAAGTGGACAAACTCTATCGCTGTAGAGTTGGTGGGTGGAGTAACAAACGTCAGAGTCGATCCACTTATAGAATAATTTGCAGCATCTTTTACCTGGTAAACACCATTTAAATAAACTTGTACAGCATCATTATCACCTGGCGTACTATCTAAAGCAAAGCCTTGAGTTGATCCATCCCCTGTATGCTGAGTAGTTACTACATCAACTGAGCCACCACCAGAGGCAGTTGATGCTATTGTAATTGTATCTGTAGCCGCATCAGTCGTTAAAGTTATATTTGATCCAGCGGCAAGCGTTAAAGTATCTGTAGCACCATCAGCGACTACATCATTTTGACCAGCTACTGATATTGTTTTAAATGCCTCAGTAACTGATCCTGTAGCAGTTGATGTTATTGTAACTGTATCAGTTCCAGCATCTGTAGTTAATTGTATTCCAGAACCAGCTGCAAAGGTTAAAGTATCAGTATTAGAATCCGCATTTACTGAGGTTTGACCGCTAACTGCAATAGTTGAGAAAGCATTTTGATTCACCTCAGCTCCAGCTGCAATTCCATCTAGTTTTGTTTTTAGAGTAGTCGTAAAATTCTCATCTGTTTGAGATGTTACAGAAAAATCTAGTTTTCCATTCGTATCATCATAGGTTACAGATATTCCGCTTTCGCTATTAGATGCGACCATAGCACCTACAATATCCTCAACTTGCTCGGCAGTTAAAACTGTATCAGTATCAGTTACAGTATTTGTGAAAGTAATTTTATCGCCAGTTCTAGAAATAGATAAACCAGTTCCAGCCTCTAGTACTATTGTATCAGTTGTAGAATCGCTACCAGTTAAAACTATTTTTTCCTCATCGGCATTATCGCCATCAGCAGCGGCTATTGTGTATGTAGTGTCATTGTCAGTTAAAGCATCAAATTGATCCTGTACATTACCACTAACTCCAGATAAATATCCTAGCTCAGTATCAGTTACTGTGCTGGCGGCTACTTTTCCGCTTGCATTTGAAACAAGTGCTTTAGAGGCGGTTAAATTGCTTCCTGTTATTGTTGTTGCAGCTCCAGTTATTGTATCCTCTTTTGTACCATCCTGGGTATCTACATAGTCTTTTACAGCAGCTGAGGTGGGTATGGTAGTATCATTATCATTAGATGAAATACCTTCAGTTTCAGTTACTAAAGCCGCATCCGCTATTTTGTCAATAGTTACTGCATCATCCGCTAAAACCTTTGTTGTTACCTTAGTTACTGCCATAATCGTAATTTATACAAAATTAATGTTTTTAATTGAATTTATAATTTTCTAAATCGCCAGCTGCAACCATGTCTGTACCATTATGATGCACTCCTATAGCGCCTTTTAAATAGCTAGGCGTACCCACTAAAGGATTTAAATTAAAATTAGATCCGCCATTACTAGATCCAAATACTCCGCCTATGTAAGTTGTACCAGAATATTTGCCAGCAGCTATAAAAAACTGACCATCCCCATAAGTTCCCTGGGAATATCTATAAGAAATACCATTATCATAACCAGGTAAATCAGTAGTAATCACGCTCCAGCTAGATCCATTATTAGTTGATTTTAACATTCTGCCAGCTGGTATATATTTCCAAGCTAACCAAGTTCCATTTCCATCTGTAGCAATATTATTAGGCGCATATCGACTGCCACTAACAAATGGTAAACTCACAGTACTATTTGTACTAAATCCATTGTCGCTGATATAAAAATTAAAATTATCATTAATAATAATACGAGAGCCAGATTGTGCGCCTCCTCCATCTAAATCTATAGTAGCTCCAAAGCTATAGCTCCAGGTTAAACCATTATCAGTTGAAATATATTTTTCGCCATACGCAAAAGCTATCCAGCGATTACTACCATGATAAAAAATAATTGGCGTAGTAGATAAACCGCCTATATTGGCATTACCTGTAGAATAAACCTGACTCCAGCTTGTACCATTATCAGTTGATCTACTTATTCTAAAGTCATTTGCATTATTAGATAAATCTATTGCGCAAACTACATTTCCATTGAATGCTAAAGCTGGATTAACCAATAAATAACTGCTGCCCTTAGTAAATGAAGTCGCATTATTATCTGAATAATCGTACTGATAATTAGTAGCTTTAGTGGTAACAAACCATCGACTGTTATTATAATAAACTCTAAATGGCTCATAGGATCCGCCTTGCCCTATTACGCTATATCCTAATGGCGTGTAACTTGGCCCAGCTGATCTGCCATAAAATTCTGATACAGCGTGCTGTGGTGTTAAACCTATATCTACAGACATTGATGCTAGAGATACATTTGATTGAGTAACACTATACTCAGTAGCTATGTCTGATAAACTTAATTGACCGCTGCTAGGTAATGCCATTATCCTCTGTTTTCTAGTTTCTCAATACGCTCTAAAAGTTCTTTGTTGGTTTCTATGAGTAATCCTATAATAGAATTATAATCGACTGTTTTATAGGTTTGCTCGCCATCTAATGACTCTACCTCTTTGACAGCTCCTGGGAGTACTTTTTCGACATCCTGGGCAATAACCCCTCCGCCATTTTTACCATTCTTTTTCCAGGTAAACTCAACTCCTTTAAGTTGTTTTATTTTGTCTGAGGCGCTTTCTATTGTCTTAATATTATCTTTTAGGCGCTCATCAGATGAGGTAGAACTTGAGAAAGCTATGACATCGCCATCAACGTGTAAATCGCCATCAGATTCCATTTTAGTTATATACTGACCATTTACAAAAAATTGTATTGAATTATCCTCTAAAAAGTAAATAAAATTAGATTGATCGGCTGTGCCTATAATTCTAATTCCATATATATCCTGTGAAAGACTAAATTGATTTGATCCAGATAATTCTAAACCATTTCCAGCTGTATATGTACTAGCATCGCCAGCAGTTTCTGTAGCTGTAGTTACTCCTGTAAGATGTCCAAATTCATCTACAGTAACATTTTGAATGTAAGTTCTGCCAGTATTTGATGTAGGTGCTAAACTTGAAGTATCAGCGT